ACTTTGATAAACCGCAACCCGTGGATGATACAGCGATGAAATGGTTGCTCAGAGCAGCAGCGGGACATTACAAATTGTCAAAATCTAGCTGGAAAGAAAGAGAAAAATGGGGAGAAAATAATATTAAAAAGATTACTGCAATTGCTCAAGATCCCTTGGGTAATCTGGATTTATGGAGAAACGCAGATGATCCCTGGCAATTCCTTCAACTCTGCAAGGGTGTATATCAAGGGTTAAGAGATGGAGAATCTTCAGCGGTTATTCGCTTTGATCAAACCACTTCAGGATGCGGAATACTCAGCGCCCTCGTAAGGGATAAAAAAATTGGCAGGTTATGCAATTTATGGGGTGACGACAGACAAGATTTATATACGGAGGTAGCTAAGAGAGTTACAGAAAGACTGAACGAAGATCTACAACTAGGAGAAGACAAGGAAAAGGCTCTAGCAGAGTTGTGGTTAGGTCGAGGAATAGATAGGTCATTAACTAAAGGACCAATACTTGCAAGTCCCTATGGAGGCACCTATATGTCTCTCTGCGATTCATTGGTTGAAGCCCTGGACGAACATCTTGGTTATGTCCCATTAGAAGAGTTCAACTTCAGGGTTGCAATGCCAGCGAAGTATTTAGCTCGTCATCTTTGGAGTGAATTAAAAGAAGAGATTAGTAGTTGCTTAGAAGTAAAGAAATGGTTGATGAAAGTAACAAGAAAGGTGATGCAATTGTATCCACTTGAATACACAATGCCTTCAGGATGGCCTATGCGTTTTGCAGACAGAGAACCCACTAGAAGAACTGTAGTTACAAACCTGTTTGGCAAGAAGATAAATATAAATATTCAAGACCAGCCAGTAAACGCAAAACTGAGCGCAACACAAGCCAATAAAGGAGTTGGAGCCAATTTCGTACACGGGCTTGATGCAGCATATCTAGTGATGCTTATGGATAAGCTCTACGCCCCCGGAATAGAAGTATTGGTGAACCATGACTGTTACGGGGTCGCAGCTATTCATGCTGATAAGTTCCATAAAACCCTGTTAGATACTATGAATGAGTTCTACCAAGAAGATCTACTAGGCCAGATACATCAAGAGATCTCAGAGAGAACAAGTTTAAAACTGCCTGAACCTCCAATGGTTAATACGCTAGACCCTGTATCAATTGGCACTAACCCATATCTATTTTCTTAAATCATTTAGTTTACAGATGTCCATATGTCCGAACACCATATATAGTAGATAGGCAATAGCGCTTATACGACCAATGCAACTAGAGCAGACACCAAAAGCCCCATGTCAATGGTTTAAAGGATTAGGGGAACCAGAACCAAATAAATTTGAGCCAAATTCACCACCTTTTTGGTCAACAGATTTGATCCTTAATTTAAACATTAAAGCTCATAAAGAGTGGTTTGAAACGCAGGAAGGTGAAGTCTCAAGGCAGCATGGAGTGAACGCAAAAGCCTCTTCTAATGCTTTGCCTTTTAAGACACAAGATGATGGCACAGTTATATGGACTTTTAAGTTAAAAAGATTTACTAGAAAATCTGACGGCGGATTCACTTCAGGCCCATTAGTTGTTGACAGTAAGAACAACGCATGGGATCCATCAAACCTTATTGGTAATGGTTCAGAAATACGAATTGGTTATGACCTTTATCCCTGGAAGGGGCCGAGTGGCGTAGGTCTTTCTTATCAGTTGAGACAAGTTCAGGTCATTGATTATGTCGCTTACGAGCGCTCCTCAAGTTCAGTCTTTGATGAGGTTCAGGGCGGCTATGTCTCGTCTTCTGATGTCGTCTTCGATGCCCAGAGTTGAGTTCACCATACCCATTGTTCCTAAGTCCAAGGCGAGGCCCAGGTCTTTCCAAGGACAAAAGGTTCCATACATGGATCCTAAATACAAACAATGGAAAAAAGATGTATGGAGTCTTGCTTCAGAGTTCTGGACTGAAAAGCCTTTAAAGAAATGCAAGGCAATCATTGTTATCTTTCATGGCCCTGCAAGGGGTGACTTAGACAATCTTCTTGGCGGAGTGCTTGATGCCCTTACCAGCGTAAAAGAAAAAGGCAAGCAACCATTTGAACCAAGACTTTTTGAAGACGACAACGTAAAAGTTATTCATGACATACATCTTCAATGGGTACATGAACCCAAAAAAGACAAAGCAAAAATTTACTTCCAGGTCTTTTATTAATGTCTCTACTTCATCAATTCATAGCAATCGCTTGTATTAGCTATTTGCTTTACGTCTTTCTAAGAATCTTTATCAATCATCCATAAATGAACTGTCCACATTGTTTAGCTGGCTCTTCTGAGGTGATAAGGGTTGCCACTAGGGAATTTAAAGGAGTTCCTTATGTGCAAAGACGAAGAAGATGCAATTCCTGCCATCAAAAATTCTCCACTTATGAAGCCGCTGACTTAAAGGTTTTAGCCAACAAAGTTAGTGGTACTGCTTCATTGCTCAAAGCAATAGACGAGATGAAAGAGGAGATGGAGGCGGATGGGTGAATCCAAGTTTCTTCGTCATGGGCCTTGCGATTGCGGCAGCAGCGACGGCCTTGCGATTTACACAGACCACTCGTACTGTTTCGCCTGCCAAACCTACAAAAAAGGGGAAGGAGAAGAAGAGAAAAAAGATGCCAGACCGAACTTTATTCCGCCAATAATGAAATCAGTATTTAAGAAATGGGAAGACGAAACTTACAGAGCTATCCCAAGACGAGTCCTGGAGCAGTACGGCATCCAAAGAACAGAGACAGGCGTTGTCTTTGAGTATCGAAATAAAGAAGGAAAAGTTATTGCACACAAACACAGAGTCCTAAGCGATGAACAAGAATGACCGAATCAGTTGGAGCGGAAAACCAAAGGAAGTTACAGGGTTTGGTTCACATCTCGTCAATCCTAAACGAGTTGATGGAATCGCAATTTGCGAAGGGGAATTTGATGCCCCCTCAATCACCTACGCCACCAACGGAAAAGTCGTAGGGATCTCAGTGCCTAATGGCGCTCAATCAGCAGCAAACTTTATCCGTAAAGACCTTGATTTCTTCTCACAAGCAGAACGCATTTTCCTTGCGATGGACATGGATGAGGCTGGTAAAAAGGCTACATCTGAAATTGTTGTCTTATTTCCAGCAGGCAAAGTTGTTCGTATTGACTGGCCTAAGAAAGATGCCAATGAAACCCTGGTTGAACTTGGGAGCATGGTCGTTAAGGATGCAGTTTATGCAGCCAAAGAAATACGGCCAGATGGGATCAAACCAGCGTCTAGTTATGCAGGTTTAGCCAATAAACCACCCGATAGAAAAGCAACTGATTTTGGTTTTGTTTTCTGGAATCGACTTACTCCTAGCTATGACAATCAACTAATTATTCTTGTAGCGGGTAGTGGAATCGGGAAGACAACTCTATTAAGAGCGTTGGCCCTGGCCGATATGGAGCAGGGAATGAAAATCGGGTGGATAGGACTAGAAGAAACTGCGGAAGAAGCCGTCTTTAGATTTGTAGGGATGGCAGCAGGTGTTCAGATACATGCAAGGCAAAACTATGCAGGACTAACAGAAAAACAATTAGATGCTATTTCTTCAGCCGATAAGTTTGTTTGCAACTCAGGGAAGTTAGAGCTATTTGATCACTTTGGTTCTCTTGATGAAGATGTCATTCTTCAACGGATGAACTATATGGTTAGATCTCTTGGATGCACTCGTATCTACTTAGATCACCTAACGATTATTAGTTCAGGGCTGGCTCAAGATACAAGGCATATTGATTCTTTAATTACAAAGATCAGAAGTTTTATCGCTTCTACAAAATGCACAGTTATCGCTATCAGTCACCTCAATCGCTCATCTTCTCAACATAAGAATATGGAGGATGGAAGTATCCCTGAGTTATCTGACATCAGAGGCAGTCACAGTCTTGTGCAATTAGCAGACACAATTTTTGCCGCAGGTCGCAAGAGAGGAACAGATACAACACATTCTTATTGCTTAAAAAATCGGATGCTCGGACGCTGCGGATATGCAGGCAGTTTTGAGTTTGACGAAGACACCCAATTCTTAGATCAAAAATGGCTCGACCCCTCACTCCAATAACTCCTAGAACCTCAGACTTTGATCGTTTCCATGACGATGATCGAGTTGATATGGACTTTGGCACTCTTAAAAGGATGCTTGCTGAAGCTTACGGACATTACCAAAAAGCTTTTGATGACGGAGATCGTTTTGAGCAAGGCTACTGGGACGGCTCTATTCGTCAGCTTCATTACATCCTGGAGATACATGGACAATGAGCTATAAATCTAATCTCAGTCAGAACAGGTATAGGGTCCGTATATTCGGGCCTGATTATCAAAAATTTGACGAATACTTTATCTCGGATATGGCTAGTGGAGCCTGGAGACAAGCCTTAGATAAATATGGTGACGATCACAAGGCAATCGTTCTCGATTGGGAGTCCCTCTAATGAAAAGTCAACAACATCTATCTCTTACTGAAAAAATAGAAAACGCAGAGAAAAGAATTACTGAGTTAAAAGCATTAATTAAACATTGGAAAAGCAAGCTTGATCGTTCAAACCACACCAGGGCAGAAATCAAATGAAGTTAATTATTGACATTGAAACTATTGCTTACCGCCATGCCAGCAGCAATGAGAAGGAGTATGAAATTAACGATGGATTATGGGGTTATTTCTGCGATGTAGAAACGGCTAAGTTTGGCATTGAAAAAGACATCGAAAGATTTACTACCTTTGCCCCTGATCACACTCCTACTTTGGCTATAGGAGATAAAAATAACTTTAGGTATGGAGTTTGGCCTACCTATAAAGGACAAAGAAGAAAGTATCGAAAACCAGCAGGGTATCCCTGGCCTGCACCTGGCCGGGGAGGAGGTGATTGAAATAAGTCAAAGAGAAGCAGATATGAATTTCTATAAGCAAGTCCTGGTCGGGGATGTAGCGGATAACTTTCCAGGATGTCCGACTATTGGCAATGCAAACCCAATGTTTAAAAAAGACAATTGGATTCATGCCCCTAGCGATATGGTCCTATGGGCAATTGTTGTAGAAACTTTTGCAAGGATTGCTAAGAAATTACCAGAGAAAACCCCTAGCCCTTTAAAGATGGCGAGATGCGCTCGAATCTTAAGGGCAGGAGAATATGATTCAGTTACTGAGCAGCCACTTCTTTGGACTCCTCCAATGGAGCCTGCTCGCTGGTAGCTTCAATGTGTAAATTCGTGAATACGCAATGGTAAGGGTGAGAGGGATCTGATCGACCTGATTTTTCGTATAGATCGTTCTGATATTTCACACGATCCATATTGTTCTTTAACTCATTATTCATTTCTTCGCTTTCATTAAACTTCTCTCGATTAGAGCCACTGCTCCATCGTCAAGAGTGTTGTCTGTTGACTTGGCTAAAGCCTTCAATAAATCAATGATTAGTTTTTTAGTGCTTTCACTTTTGAGAAAAGCAAAAAGGATTGGTCGTACTAAAAGAAGCATAAAAAAGGTGTATATGCTATTAAGATAGTAGTTACACGACCGTAGAGCAATTATGGAAGAACAAGAAGAAGAAAAAAGTGGTCAAGGTTGGATTGCGACCTTAGTCCAATTAATAGTCCTCGCCTGGAGCCTCGGAGTAATTTCGATGAGCTACTTCGGAACCCCAGTCAGGCAGATTGATACAACGTTCGCTGCAGGATTATTGTCGGGCGTTCTTAGTAACTTCGGCCTAAACATAAAAGGCAAGAATGGCAACAATAAGAAAGATAAACTTATAGTAGACAATAAAGATACACGGGCGGGGATCAAATGAAGAAGCTACTACCACTGATGCTTCTATTGGTAACGGCTCCTGATG